CCCATTGCTGTTGATAGGGTTCCTAGACCTATCTTACTCATAAAACCTTCGGCACCTTTTAATAAAGCCCCAGTAAAACCTAGGTTTTCGTTTACTTGTTTTATCTTTTTAATTTCTTTTTCTCTTAATTCGTTTTGGCGTTCTAATTCCATTGCGTTTTGTTGAGTAAATACTGCCTGTTTACCCATTGCACTTAACTGACGGGTGGAGTTGTCTAAAGAATTTTCAGCGGCTATTTGGGCCTGTATTGAAGCTTCATAATCTTTACTTCTAAATTCACCTTCTTTTTCTGCCGCCTCAAGTATTTCTTGTTGTATTCCCTTTTCTTTGGATATGGAATTTGCCCTTGCAATTGCTATTTCAACTCTTTTTTTCTCAAATTTATTTAATGAAGAAGTTAGATTGTTTTGTGTTTTTTTTGCTTTTGCTATTAAATCATCATTCTTAGCAATTTGTTTTTGTATGTTACCTATATCACTTAAGCCACTTTTTTGGCCTAAAATTTCACTTGAAATTTGTTTATTTACCTTAAGTATACTCTGGTCAAATGTAGACCTCTTTGTAGAAATTCCTTGTATCTCCTTAATGGAGTCGACCAGGGATGAAGAAAGACCAACGGCATCGGAATCCAATGCGTTTAGTCTTTCTTTATTTTTTAGCCTTGCTTCTTCAACCTTTTGAAGTTCTTTGGCTCTATTAAGTTCCTGTTCCGTTGACATATGGATGTTTTGTTATAAATATTACTATTTATAACTTGTTTTACCCTTGTATGCCTTACTTGCTTCGGCAAACGCTGGGGTGTTTACTTTACCGTCAGTATTGACTAGATTTTTAGCACCTTTACCACCATTAGAAGCATTTTCATTTGCTTTTTTCTCTTCATCGTACCAAGATCTTATTTCGCTATGGGTGAATTTGCGTAACCATATAGGCATATTGTATATTGTAATATAATCATACCCTCCCTTACCATGAAAAAGAATTTGGTGGATTTGTGAAAATAAATTCATCCTCACCTGGGGAGCATTTTTAGATGTCAGGCCAAAAAAAGCTCATCCCAATTGGGATGCTTACCTCCTCTCCATCCTCTAGGATGTAATTTAAGTCTACGTCTGGTTGGTTTTCTTTAATGTGTTCTCTTAGAGCACGTGAATCCCTTGCTAGTAAATAGTTATCTATATATTCTCTGATTTCTTTAGTACCTGTTTCTCCATCAACTGAAGTTATGATGTATTTTAAACGTGTTGATAATTCGGGTGATGCATCTTTATGTAGTCTTTTTAAACCCGCTATTTCTCTTTCAATTTTGGATTCGTCATGTCCTGTTAATATCTTGTATGTAATTTTCACTTCGGTACTAGGTAAAGTAAAGTTGAATTCATTTTTACCTGGTTCGTAGTTGTCTTCTTTAAGTGGTTTGTTTTCAAGTACAGATAAATCTATATTTTGTTCTTCACCCTTGATTATTACCTTATAATTTTTACCATACCCTAGGACACGAGTAGCAATTAAAATGGCATTTTTATCACCAATAATTAAATCTTTTATTTCTATCTTAGATATAATAACCGATTCCAACAGCTTATCTAGGACGTTGCCTTTTTTAATGTAAGTTTGGTTTGATAGGATATCTTCTTCCTTTGCAGTCATGTATTTTATTTCTACCTTACCACTAGATAGTGGATTAGTTTTAGGATAAATTAATCCTTTAGACGGTAGTTCAATTTCTTCCGTTGGGAATTTGTAATCACTCATATAATCTTTATTTAATTAAAACTTTGTTATCACTTATACATATGTAAAATACAAAAAAGCTTGGCGTGAGCCAAGCAATTTTGATAAATTATGTAATTGTTTTCTTAGAAATTTAAGATACAATAATCTGGTTGTACTGTTAATTGTAGTTCTACAGCAGCACTTTCATTATCCCAGTTGTAATCTCCGAAATTTGCTTCGGTAATCATAGCTCCTTTGATAATCCATTCTGAAACGATATCTCCTACAGGTCCTAATACGTTCATAGTTAAATCTTTTTTATAGAAATCACTATATCCGTCTCTACCCGTTACTGACTCATGGTGTAATCTAACCCATTCCATACATGCTTGTGCACCACTTGGAGTAATTGGATCAAATAACGTCATTTGAATTGTGTTCCAAAGTGTTTTACCTTTAACGTATCTTGCAACGTTGATATGGTTTAACTGGACTGTACCTTGTGTTAATGAAACTGCGCCCATACCTTTAATTTGGTATGAAGGAATTCCATCTACATACAATATAAACCTGTTTTGTTGTTTCGGTTCAAATGCTGTGTAAAATATCTCGTTTGGGTCTAATACTGCCATTTTTTATATATTTTTATTATAAATATTTATAATTATTGTTTTTATTCAGGAAATGTTGCTCCAGTTGGTAAAACATTGAAATCTAGAATAATAAATTCAGCTGTTTTAGTTGGTTGTAAATAAATCTGACCTACTAGCTCATTTCTATCTATAACATCTGGTGTGTTATTTGTAGCATCCATTACTACTTTAAAGGCGTATAATCCTTGTCTTTGTTGTACTGATTCTAAGTATGGGTTTACATTTGCTAAGAAGTTGTTTCTTGTTGCATTTGTATTTTGTTCAAATACTAAGTTATCTGATACTTGTGTGATATATCCTTTAAGTGATATTAATAATCTACGTACATTTACTCTATCTAAAGCACTTGCTCTTTTCTGTAAAGTTTTCTGTCCAAATACTACAACTCCACTTCCTGGGAATGTTGCAATTGGGTTTACATTTGCTTCGTATAAAGTATCTCTATTACCTGATGTTAATTTTCTTTCTGCTCTTACTACACTTCCTAAAGCTCCTCTAAGCAAACCTGCTGGTGCAAACCATGGATCTGATGAAGCATCTGTAAATGCGTAAACTGCAGGAATATATGTTGAAGCGGGTGCCCAAACTGTTTGTCCGGTTCCGGCATCTACCGTTTGTAACCATGGCCAATAAGTAGCAGCATATGAGCTATCATAAGCACTTGCTTGTGTTGTAACTGTGTTGATTGACGCATTATACGCTACAACATCAATCACTGCCATACAATCTGTTCTACCTTGTGCTAATGTTACTAAACCAGTTGTTTGTGCAGCGTGATCCTGAGAATTTAATCCTGGAGCAGTTACTACATTAAACTGATAATCATCAGCATTACTTAGTAAGTTAATTGATTGTGTATAATCGTTTGGAGCTATACCTTGTATATTTGTTGGTGAGATTAACTCATTAAATTTAGCTTGTTGGTCATCTCCAAAATTTACACCTACAGCACCCGCAAATGATCCAGATTGTATTCCTGGTAGGCTACTAGTAAATTCACTCTTAGCTGTTCCATTATTATCAAAATAGGAAGGTGTTGGTGAGTTTACTGATGAAACATAAATGTAAGAACTTCTTTGTGGGTAATTACCATTTGTTTTAACAAAAAAGTCTGTACCATCTTGTTCTACTGTTTGATATGTATCACCTATTACTTTTGAAATATAATTTACTGCAGTAGGGTCTAATGATACATTGTTATATGTTTCTAATATAGCTTTTTGTGTTGAAGTATCATTTCCTCTTCTTACTAGTAATGCAAATTGTCCTGAAGATGTGTTTACAGAAGCTATTTCCCATCTAAGGTTAATTGCTGATCCGCTATCTAAAGTTCCATTTGCTGAATTTACTACTTGATCATTATTCATTACTTCACCTTCAGATATTGTTTTAATCTCGAATGATGGAGTTTTTGTTAAATCGTCTGCTTTTAAAGTATATTCTAAATTTACACCTACTCCGTTATCGGTAATTGCTACCGCACCTAAAGATTGTGATGTAAAATTAATTATATCTCCTACAATATATCCTGATCCTGGTGTTGTAATTTGTATAGCAGATACTACAGATGACTGTGCAGATACTACTTGAGCTGCTATTGTTACAGTAGCTTGTGCTCCTGTACCTGTACCACCATTAACTGTAAGGCCGGTTACTTCACCACCTGTACTACCTGTAATGTTTACAGTAGCAGCATTTGATATCGAAGTTTTTAATTCATTAGCCCCACCTACTAAAGCACCTGAAGTTAAAGTACTACCTATTGAGCCTGATGCTTCAGAAAAAGAACCGGTAACAACGCGTGTTACTAATAATGATTGTCCTCCTTGAGCAAAATAATTTCTTGCTGAGATAGAATTTAAATAAGTGTATTGTTGTGATCCACTTTCTACTGATCCCCCAAATATGGCTTCATATTGAGAGAAGGTAGAAACACCTGTTGGAATACCAACGGGTCCCATTATTGCTGGTCCTATGATAGCTGCACCAAAGGTAACAGGTCTAGCTCCAATAAATGATGAATCGTTTTCTCTTGTTAATACACCTGGAGATATTAATGTTGTCTCTGCCATTGTCTATATTTTTATTTATTTTTATTTTATTATAAATATTGAAAAGTATTTCAAAAATTTATTTGTTTGGGGTAAATTCCCCGTCTTCTAAATTTATATTACCTTCACCATACTTATCTTGTAATTCCTTACCAGTTTTTATTTGGCTTTCTTGAAGGACTTTAAACTCGTCTAATGCTTTTTCTTTTTGAGTTTCTAACACATCAAATTGTAATTCTATACCTCCTAATGCAGCAATAATCTCATTTGTTTTGTTTTGGTATTCTTTTAATATTTGCAACTCTTTTTCTGATAACTTTTTATTTTTCATATATAAATTGGTTTGTTGATAAATATGTAGAGGATATTTAAAAGTCGATATCTTCGATATTATTTGTTGTTTCTGTTGTGATAGTAATTTTTGCTTTTGAATTATATATTTTAGTTGCGTTTAGTTCCTTTTGAATAGTATCCGGTAATATATAACCTCTTAATCTTATATTAAAAGTACCTGTAACTAACCTATCTTTTCCTTGAGTTAGTTCTGTAGCGGTATTAAAAGTATCTATAAATGCTCTAAATTGAAATCTTTCAGGATTACCCCAATAAGCATCTGATGCATATTCACACGATTCTATTATCTTATTTAATTGTTCCATATAATACGTTTGTATTATAACACTATATTCCATCGTTACGTAATCTGGTTGGGCTACTATGTGGAATTTTTCAACTGGTTTTCTATTGTTTAAAGCAGCAAAATTACCATAAAAGTTTTTAGGGCTAAACTGTTTTGACCATTGTCCATATAAGTTAGGCATATTGGCATCTAGTTTATTTGCTACTGTTCTATCCTTAGTTAATGAATCTCTTTTTATTACCATAATAGGAAGCATAATCGCTCCACTTTTATCTCTATAATACCCATCACGTTGAAAAGATTTCCATCTTTCAGGTGCACCATATATTACTGGTACTTCTCTTCGTTCACCATTTTGATAAACAAAAGGCTTGATTACATTTTGAAAGTAATAAAATACAGCCTCGTCAATATCTTTAATACCAACTGAATATTGTTTAGTGGTATCATCCCTAAAACTCATCTGGTTTGATCTATTAAAATCAATACCTGTTTCAGTATAGTTTGGATTGGGAGGTGTTATAGAATCATTAGGATTCCCTACTTCTCCTCTACCTTCTATCCCTTTAAAAGGAGTTTGTTTTTCATTACTTAAAGTCAATTGACTTTTTGGTATAGGTTTTCTAGGTTTTGCCATTACATTCTTTCTATATGAGGTGAAATTGCTACTTTATCACTTGGTATGTAATATGTCGATACTAATATTGATACTACGTTACCAAATTGATCTAAATTAGGGTTTAATGGGTTTGGTGTCCCATCTGAATCATTATTAGGATATTGTGGGTTTTTACCTCCCCAATATTGGTTTGCAATTGTACTTTGTACCCCATAATAGCTTTCTTGATATAATATAATATCTCCTACTTGTGGTACAACATCTGCATCTACTAAATCATCTCTAAAAAAGTAAAAATTGATACCCTGTTCAAATAATACTCCTTCTCCTGCTTCTGGGTATTGTTCATCTCCTCTGTCTATTAAAACATTAAACAGAAAAGGACCATTATAATACTTTTCTTCTGCTGCTTCACCGTAAATATTAACTTTAGTTTCTTCTAATTTAAACTGGTAGATAGCACATTGTTGGGTAATAATATTACCCATCAATTCCCTATTAAACTTTCGCATAAGGGAAACATCCCTTTGTCTAGTGTACATTGCCATATTACGCGATATAAATTGTATATGGAACCTTCTGTAGTTCCTGCATTTTAGATTCTCCTTCTTTTGCTCTTCTTTCTAATGAAGCCATTCTTGATGTTTCATCTAAATAAGTTCTTAATCTTTCTATTAATGCTGTTTTTTCTGCTGTTGCTGCCGCTATTAAATCTGATTGGTTTAAGACAACATCTGCATTTGGAATTGGGATACTACCATATTTACCTCTTACGTATCCTAACATTTCTTTTGATAATGCTAAGGTATATTCAAATATCCACTGACGTCCTACACTATTAATTGAATTATAATCAGGATTACCATAAGGAGCATTTGAAACATTTGTAACATTACCAGGGGTTTGCATTACCGCACTATTAATTCTTTCATCTCTTAAAATATATTCAAACCATATTCTAGTGTTATTATTTTCACTAAAAGAAAAATTAGGAATAGGAAATACTCTTAAGTTATCATTTCTTATTTCAAATGAATATTGATTTCTTCTAATAGTTTCACTCATTTCGATTTGCTGTATAACAGCTATATCGTAATTTAAGGGAGCCATTAAATATCCTCCTTCAGCACCAAATCCACCTAGACCCATTACTCCTGCTGCCATTACACCCCCAAAACCAAACCCATTGTTTGATCCTAAAAATCTAGCACCCGCCGGATAAGGATTTTCATAAAATACTCTTTTTACTTCTAAACCGTGCATATACTCAGATCCTGTGAGTCCACTTGCAGTCATAAATGTTGAGAAATTATAATCTTGTACACTAGATGTCAATACAAATGAACCTGAGTAATAAGTTACATTTCCTCCACTACCTGCTTCTTCTCCATATTGTTCCGATAGTCTAACTATTGGTTCAAAACTCGGTGTTATAAGCGCGGTGTTTAAAAGTGACGCCGTTGGTAAACCATCAATAGATAATTGATTATCTCGTATTTTATATGCGTAAATTTCATTACCATATGTAGTTACAGCCTCCTCAAAAGCGGTATAAAAGGAACCAGATTGGAGTTCTATATCTACTAAAGGATAACCTAATCTCCTAGCACTAAAGTTAGCTACCTTATCAGCATCAGAGACAAAATCAGGTTGTCCATCATAAAAACCAAAGGGAGTGTCTCCTGAACCTGACACAAATGTTGATGTTCCTGTCCAAATTGGTATATTCATATTTTATTTTTTTAACTTATTGGTATATGTTGTATGATTATAAATATGATAAAAATACGTTAATCTCTAAAGGTTTGATAAACCTTGAGTATTGGTGATACTATTTCATGTCTATGGTTTTGTAATAAGGTAGAAATACTAAATCCCCCTACGCTTTCTTCTATTCTAGATAGGAAGGAAAAGCCGGTTTCCCTTTTGTCTTTTAAATCAATTTGAGCCATATCACCACATATTACCATTTTAGAGCCTTTTCCTAACCTTCCAATTACTGTCTCCATTTGGTTATGTGTAACATTTTGTGCCTCATCTACTATAACAAAAGCTTTTAGAAATGTTCTACCCCTCATAAATGCAAAGGGTACTATTTCTATATTTCCATTATCTAATTCCTTTGCTATTTTATCTTTATTATATAACATATGTAAATTATGGTATATAGGTGCTAACCAGGGGTCCATTTTTTCTCGAATATCACCAGGTAAGAAACCAATGTCTTCTTTTGATACAGTTGGCCTTGTAATTATAATTCTTTCTACTTGTTTGGTAAATAACATATCTAATGCTACTTGTGTTGCTACTAAGGTTTTACCTGACCCTGCCATTCCTCTAAGCACCGTTATTGGTGATTGAATGATTTTTGCTTTAGCTATCTTTTGTTCATCGTTAAGCTGTACATTAAATTTGATGGGTTTTTTGGGTCTTCTTTTTTGAACGAATACATCGTCAGTGTGGTGGTTTGCAGCCATATAATAACTTTTTGTTTATTATACATATGAAAAAAGGATAAAAAAACCCGACCTAAGCCGGGTTTAATTATTAATATAGTTTTAATTCTCTAAATTATAGAGTGTTTAAACCATTTACCTGAATAGTACCATAAAATTCTGGTCTAACCATTTTCTTCGCATAACGAGTCAATAAACCTTTACGTGGTGTGAAAGTTTCTGGGTCGTAAATTAACGGAGTCATGATTAATGGAATGTATGGAGCGAATACAGCACCTGTTTCTAAGAACTGTTGACCTCTAAATCCTAAAAGGATTGTGTTTTCAGTCATATAAGGATTTTTGTAAACCTTGTAACGTCCATTCAATTGACCAACTTTTTGTACACCAAATGCGTAAGTTGATTTAGAAGCATCACCATCAGTATCAGCAGCAAATCCTGGAATTGATTCCATGATCGTTCCTACAGCTGGAGAACATACTAGGAAGTTTGCACCACCTCTTAATGTTTTCTGGTGGATAATGTTACTTAACTTTTGGATTTTAGTTCCTAATGTTTGGAACCATTGTCCTTGAGAATTGTAAAAACCTAATGATGAGATAGTACCATCAGCACCATCGTCAATGATAGATCTGTTGTTTACAGCAGACCATACTTCATTTCCTGCAGCTGCATTTTCGATCAACATACTTAAGATCTCTAAGTCAATTTCTAATGAAATGTACTCACTTAAGATTGAAGTCAATTCAGCTTCAGCATCTAATGCGTGGTATGCATTTAAATCTTGTGCGAATTCTGGCGTCCATACTGCTTTCAATTTTCTAGTTTTAGCAACGATCGCAGATGATTTCATCTGTACATTGATTTCTGGAATTTTGATTGCTGGAGCGTTCAAACTGTTTGGGTTTGGATTTGCATCTTCAAAATCTCCTCTATTGTTATCAGTTGGTTGGATTTGGTAAATTACTGATACCGATCCAGTTTCAGCTGATGCATTAGGGAATGCTGATTTAGTTACAACGAAATTAACGTTTGCACCACCATCATACTTTGTAAAAGCTGATAATTGTGATCCTGCTGAACCCGAAATAGCATCGTAATCATCTGATCCTGATATTAATTGGAATGCAGCTACACCTTCTTTGTCTACAAATTTTAAAGAAGAAGTTGGTACTGCAACTTTCCAGAATGTATTTGCTGTTGCAGAAGCTGAATAGTTAGAATCGAAATTTAAATCGCTCCAAGCAGCATCTGTAAAGAAAGTTCCACCAGCAGTTGCTACTGAAGAAGCTGTGTTGTTAATTGAATATCCAAAACGACCTGCTCCATATAATCCACCTGTTGTTCCGTTACCGAAAGGTGCTTCTGGTGCTGCCGTATTACCATATAATGAATCTCCTTTTGAGAAAGGTGATTTATCATTTCCGTATTGGAAATCTAAGAAAAATACTAGACCTGAAGGTAAGTTCATTGGTTGAACTGAAACGAATTCTTTCGCTGCAATTTGTCCAAATACTTTTCTTACCAATGGTAAAGCAACTCCTGCCCATTGTCCACCTACGTTTACCGCAGTTTGTGAATCAAATGTACCACCTGTTCCTGTTCCACCACTAGTTTGTGATGATTCAACAACTAATTGCTTAGCTTGGTTTTCCAAGATAAGACCCATATTGTTTTTGTTTTGTCCTTCTAGACCTTCTAAAAGTCCTGTTTTTCCCCATTTTCCAGATAATCTGGCCGCATCAGACTGCATAGACTGATATGGGTTTGCGCTTTCTAATAATGAATTTAAGCTCATGTTTTTTGTTTTTAAAATTTAATACTTGTTTTTAGATTAATCCCGCTAGCTTACGCATACGGTCATATACCTCATTTGATTCAAGAATTGGTTGTTTTTTAGCTTTTGGTTCTAAACCACTAGCTTTTGAAGCAGCACCTCTTTTTACTGATTCATTAACTCTAGAATTTGTAATTGTGTTTACAATTCCTTCATTTAATGTTTCATAAATAGCTTTTGCTTGTTTAACATC